CTTCCTCTCATTGCAAACTTGGCTGTCTCAAGGAAGCACTCTGTGGCTCTTCTCTTGACATCGTCATGCACTGCGAATATCCACTCTGTTATATGGTTGGACTGGAGATTCGATCTCTCAACTCCACCCACAGTCTCTGATGCGGATATCTGTCCTTCCCTCTGTTTTGATATTCCGACAACCTCGGACATCTCTCCCTTGAGGTATTCAAGTAAGTTTATATACTGCTGTATGTTGTTTCCGAAGTCAGCGTCTATGACTCCACTGGATGCGTTGTTCATCGCACCTGCAAGCTTGCCTGTGGCTGTGCCTATGCTGCCTTCCTTGAATGAGTCCTCAAAGGCTATTCCATTCGCCTTTGCGAAGTACATCCATTTCTCGAACTCCCATCCTTTTGGAATCTTGGCCATGTCAACCCTCACAAGCTTGCCCCAGTTCCTGGCCATCATCTTGTTGAGTCTGTCATGTATCACGTCATACAGATAGTTGTACTGCTTCATGATATCAACCAGCGAATAAGGTCTTGCCTCATTCAGATTGTATATTGATCCAACAAACCCGAAATGGCATCTCGATGGATCATTGAGTCTGTTGTACTGGATAGGTCTTGGTCTCATGTCAACATATATGTCCTCTCCAATCCTTGTGCCTTCCCATGCCTCGTTTATCCAGAAGGTTGTCTCCTCCTCTCCCTTCGACTCATCTATCTTGTATGACTCATCGTAGAAATTGAACTCCTCCTCTCCTGTCTCCTTGTCATAGGACTTCACTTCCTTGATTCTCTTTCTGCTTTTCCAGTACATTCTCACAACCCTCACATTTCCATTCAGGTCATAAGGCATCAGTGAGTATGTGGATGATCCTCCGCCAAACGAGTTCAGTGGATCAAAGTAGAATCCCTGGTTTGACAGATCCTCATCCACCATGTTCTGATTGATGAACTCCAGTCTTGGATCATCATGCGCCATTGAGTCTGTGTCTCCCTGGCCTACAAACGTCGGAATCTTCTCTATGTACTTCATGTCAGCCTGTGACAGCGATCTGTAATATCTGTCAATGATCTTGCCAGGACTCCAGTAATCCTCAAGGATGACGATGTCGGCATCCTCAACCCTGTTTGAATATCCGCTCTTCAGTATCCGTATGTTCAAAGGATTCACCCTCTCTATGACAGGCTCTCCGCCAACTATGTCACAATGGTATATCTCCTCAGCAACAGTAAGCGCATCCATGAATCCGGTGTTGAACAGAAGCTTGAAATTGTATTCCTTGCTGTAATGGTTGAGCAGGCAGTTTGCCCTTATCTCCCTCATGTCCTGCCACTGGTAGGTGAAGTACTCATTCAGCCTGTCAAGCTGCTCATTCACCTGCTGGCTCTGCTGCTGGCTCTGTGAAGCCTGAGTCTGCTGCTGCTGGCTCTGCTGCAGTCCCTGCATTGCCTGAGTCTGCTGATCCTGCGGCTGCTGTGGCATCTGAGGTTGCTGTGGCTGTTGTGGCTGCTGTTGTGGTATTGCGCCAAACGGCTGTCCACCTGCAACAATCTTCTTGAGTCTCTCAAGAATCTCGTTCCTCTTGTTTTCCTCAATCTCAGATATGGCTGTCGGATTGGTGATGCAGACTCTGAAGTCAAACACCCTCGCAAGCTCCTCTCCACGAAGTACCTGCAGTTTGGAAAGCATGATGGGATAATGGGCTATGCGCCCTGGTATATAGTTAGTCTTGGTCTCCTCAGGATTGAGAAGAAGCTCAAGATCCTGCATATGCAGCTTTCCGTCAAGCAGGTCATAGTTGATCTTCTTGTGGATGACACTCTTCCTCACCGGAGAGTAGTTGAAGAAGGTCTTGGTGGTTGCCCAGTCAAGATGCCTCTTTCTCCACTCCTTCGTCTTTTTTGAGGAAGGTATCTGTTCTGATGGCAGTGAATCTAAATCTGACATATTATAATCAATTTAATTGCAAAAATAAATTAATACTATTTTAAAACAAAAGCTTAAAGCCGCTTATATCAAGGTTCCCAAATCCTTTGATTTGAGACCATTGAATCTGTCATCAAAGTTGTGCTTGAAGAAGTCATCGTTGCCTATGTAGTCCTTCTCTGTGACATTGTGTGACTTGACATCACCTCCATAGACTATGATCCTGTCCTGCCTGAAAAGCATAAGCATGCCCATTGACGATATACGGTCAAAGTTGCCAAGGTTGTTCCATGATATGGCTTCCTGCAGCAGTGCCCTGCTTCTCACCTTTGTAAGGTTTGGAACAGTCACCTCCACATCCTGGCCATCAACTTTCTTTACAACGGTGACAGGCTTTATGAACCAGTCCCTGAGAAGTGCCCTGCCATAGTTGTTGATAGGCAGAGTGGCGTTTGTTCCCTTGGCCTTGTTGCCATAATAGCTCTCCTTTATCATCTGCTTGTCCTTCAAAAACTCGAGTGTGTCAGTAAGCAGGTACAGCCTGTTGTGGCTCTGGAAATATGCGAACAGACCTTTCTTGTTGTTCTCATAGTTCATGATGCCATTGTAGAATATGCACATCTTCATGGCTATCTCGAAGAAGTCGTCGGCAAACATGGGCCTTCCTGTGTACTCAGCGGCAAGCTCATCCTTCCAAAGGTCAAGAACAAATATTGATCCCAGTGACATCGTGTTTGATGAGTCATCGTCATATGGATCACATGACAGTATGTATCTTCCTGCATAAGGCTTCCCTGTCTGCTTGTCAGTCTCCGGCATCTCCCATATCTCTATGGCTCCTGCTATCTTGTTGTCCTTGTGAGGGAATGACCTTATTGGAGTGTCACACGTTGGGGTGAACTCAACAGCATTGTCCTTGCCATACACCAGCGCACCAACATACACGTCACTGAAAGCCCTTGAGTCATTGTCAAGGTCATCAACCCTCTGTGACAGATCCACAGATGGGAACATGTTGCTCTTCACATCAAGCATCGCCTCAGATGGGGTGACAGGCCTTTCTGCTATTGCCTTGATGATTGTCCTTGGATCCTCCGAGTTGTACTTGACCTTGTATCTCGCACTGAAGATACGGAGCAGCGACATTGTCACATCACTTACACCATCCTTGTTGTAGCACCCTTCCCTGTTCAGGTATGAAGGAAAGAAGAAACAGAATCTCAGCTTTCCCTGGTTGGCCTTGTCATACACATTCTTGAATGAGTAGATGTAATATCCGTCAGGATGGTACATGATCTCCTTCGCACCTGCGAAGTCATTGTCATTGTCACCGGCTGTACCCTGCATGTAGATTATGCCGAACACCTCATCATCCTGTCTAACTGACGGCAGTATGACATTGTACATGTCCTTCAGTCTCGCAAACGATCCACATTCCTCTATCCCTATGAATGACGCTCTCTTTCCTCTTATCTTTGACTCGTCATCCTTTGACAATACTCCTATGACCTCGTTCTTCAGTCCCTTTGCTATGTTCAGCTCGGCATCCTTGTAACCTATCTTCCACATCAGATTCTGCATGGAGTCAATCAATCTTCTTCTCGGAAACTGTGTATGCTCCGCAAGGAAATCTATGATGTTGACAAACTTGGACAGCAGTCCATCCTTGTTGGTAAGGTATTCTGATTTTCCAGCTGTCACAACAGTTGTGATATCCTTGTATGAGTACTCATCCTCACCAAAAATAAAGTTGTGTGCAAGAACAGCAGCCATGAAATATGACTTTGATTTTCCTCTGGATGCAAGCTCAGCACCATTCAGATCTCCACGAAACTCATTATACATACCGCCATACCTTGCCTGGTATATGTAATGGGATTTGAGATACACTCCTTCCCACACTCTCGGAAAATCGGTAACTCTTCTTGTTCTTCCATTTTCTTTCTTTACCAGCTTGATGGGACAGTAGTTGAGATAGAAATACATTTGTCCAGTTATCCATTCTCCGTCACTCTCCCTCACCATGCCATTCCAGCATCTGTCCCTCTCCTGCCTTATGAACTTTCCAAATTCTGAATTTGGATTTCCGTTTGGCTTCAGCGATGTATAGCATCCATGCTTCTGGAAATAGATGGCGGCAGGCCTGAAGTAATCCATGTTCTCCAGTATGTGAGGATGTATGACATCCACTATTATCTTTCCGTCTGCATCCCTGTCAAGATCGCAGGCTCTCTTTCTGTTTGGACTGATGAGTGTCCTGATGAACTCTATGTTGTTCACGGCATCCCAGAACTGATCCTGCACTTCCTGAGGATAGTCCTTCAGCATCTCATCTGTCACATTTGTCTGATATTCGTTTACTTCCATTATTGCAGATCATCTTCAAATACTGTTTTCTCTCCACTTCCCCTCATCCTTCCTGCCTGTGCCATGTCACTGTTCATTATCCTCTCTGTCTCCAGAAGTGACTTGATCAGGTCAGGAACCTGCTTGATGGATGCGATGACATCCTTCTGTGTGTATATGGGCCTGCCTGAGCTGTCTGTGGCTGTCATGTCAAAGTCCCTCAGTGACTGGCGCAGCTTGTCAACGGCAACCCTGGTATCCTCGAGGACAAGCGCAGATGTGCTCTTGAATCCCTCATAGAAACTCATGGCGTCAGTGACTGTCCTGTCAGCTTTCCAGTTGTCCATTCCCTCAGCCTCGATGATGGCCTTGCTCCTGTCATCCTTGTCTGATATCTCCATGTAGTCGCTTCTCGGATCACACATGAAGTATATGTAGCCAAGCTCAAGCAGGGCTGTCTGCTTTGTCTTTGTCTTGTCCCTCTCCCAGATAACCCTGAACGGCTTTAGCATCATCGCCTCCTCTGAGATCGTGACCTTGTATCCCTCGTATCTAAACAGTTTCATAACAAAAAACCCTGCATTAGAGCAGGGTGATTCTTCTCTTCAGGAAGATTGGTCATATGATTATTTTCTTTTCTGTCCCGTTGCTGACAGGTGTTATCTCCTCGTAGTCCTCGATGACATACCTGATGTCAGCGTTGTCTATCAGCAGATAGTCCATGCCGTCAATCTCGACAGTGGGAATGTTGTACTCAACCACAGGATTGTCTCCTATGATGCCGTCTTTCAGGCTTCCCTCCTTGTGTTTCATTTTCGCGTATCTGATCGGATTGATGCACACCACATCACCCACCTTGATATTGCGAACACTGTCACCGACAGCAATAATCCTCTGATAAGGCTTGATGCCGATCTCAATATCCCCTTTGCCATACTCATCCTTTGTTGTGACCAGTGCAGTGAACATCGGTCTGATCTTTTTTATTCTTATATATCCCATTGTTTTTTTTATTAAAATAGCCATAGTCGGCAACAAACTTCCCAAGATACTTTATGCACACCACTGGACTCTGTGACTCGAAGTCCTCCCTGCTCATGCCAGGCTCAAACCTGTATGACATCAGCTTTCTCCTCACAGCTTTCCAGTATGCTGTATATATCAGAAGAACCTGCTTTCTTGTCAGTCCCTCCTGGTATGCTATCCTGTCAATCTCCCTGCTGCTGATCATTGATCTTCTCTATGTCAAACAGAAGAAGCATCTTGAACTGGCTGTCATCAGGATCTATCCTTGGGATAAATCTCTTGTTGATCTTGCCGTCAATGATGAACCCCTCCCTTTTAAGTTTCGAGAATATCACCTGGAAATGCGCATCACTGAGCTTGCACTTCTCCTTTATCAGCACCCTTGTCTGTGTTGACAGAACCTCATTGTCCAGAACATCGGGATCAGAGATGACCTTGCTCAGCTCGTATCTTCTCTTAACCAGTTCAGATATGACGTCTATCTCCCTTTCAGTGAGTGAGTGAAACGGCTTGAGAAACTCAAACCAGTACCTGAAGAAGTTGCCGCCAAAGGATGTCTTTATCCTTATGACATTATTTATTCTTGTCTCCATTGTTCTCCTCCTTCTTCACGTCAAGCACACTCTTGATCTCAGATGCACACTTGCCCACGAAGTCAGAATCAAAGAATTTGGAATTGGTCAGAACCATGAACAGATAGTCGAGTCTCTTAAACAGATTCTCGAAGTTCATCTTCTGGTTCTGGTTGTACAACTGCTTTGCCTGCTCGCTTAACTGGAAAACATAGTTCTCCAGCTGCTCTCTGCTAAGATCCTTAACCTTTGATCCAACAAGCGCATTGCCCTGCGGATCCTTCTGCTCTTCCATTTTCTCGCTCATCTTTGTATATATTTATGTTTGTATCTCTTCTCGTACATCCTCTGCCATGTGTCTATGTCAGTGGTGCCCACACTTGTGCACCCACACTCGTCACAGTAGTCTGTGCCATCCTCACTGTCTCCATACTTGCGCACATTGAGTGACAGGCACTCCTTGCAGTAGAATACAGGATCAGCGTCAAACTGCTCATGCACCAGCCTGCTTATCCCCTCATTTATATCCTTCTGTCTGCCCATTGATCTCCTTTTGATAAACCAGGTAAAAATAATTCATCTCCTCCATTATCTGGATGATGTCATCCTTGCCTATCCTGTTGGCGTTGGCAAACTTGACAAGCTCTGACATGTTCCTGAATGACTGGTAGTCTATCACCCTCACCTTCATAACATCGCACCCCCCTGGTTGCACTTTCTGAAAAGGTATGTGTACTTGTCTATGCTTGATATGAACTGCTCGCAGTCACTCTTTATCCCTGCCATCTCAGGACAGTCACATATCTGGCCATAGAAATTCAGTGTCACCTGCTTGACCTCACTGATGAACTCCTGAGGTGTGCATGTCCTGCTCTCAACCTGCTTGATTGCGCATGGCCCCATGTCTCCGCATACACCCATGCTTGTCTCCGCAAGCAGATCCTTGTACCCGGATATCACATCATTGAACTCATCCAGTCTCACATGGATTGAATCACCAGTGCAGGCTGGAGCAGCCCAGTGAAGGTTCTTGCACTTTGAGTTCCACCCGTCAAGCACGGATATGAACCTGTCAAAGAAAGCCCTGTCATTGGTGTTGACAGGACTGCCACCCACCTTAATCTCCGATCCCTTGATCTCAATGCTCGGAATATCAGATCCAATCAGCGTGTCTCCTAATATCATCGTTTACTTTGTTTTTGCAAATATACAAATTTATTCTTTGCATATTCACATACATCAAAAAAAATGCGCCCACCTTCACAGGCAAGCGCATACACCTTTAACATATTCCCCGAAATCGAATTAGACCTTACCCTCGCTTGGAGGGCTGATATTAAACAGCTGCCCCAATACCATCGGGAGGCTGAGTCAATCCATGTTTCCATGAACCTTATCAAAGATGGAGGAGGAGAATCGAACTCCCACTTTCAGCGCAGTCTTTTGCAAACCTCCGCAAAGCGTGCCCATGCACTTCCTCCAATTCCGGCATTTACCTCTGTATTCTCGGCCAACAGACCTTAGTTACATACCATCTTTTTGCAACCGTTCACAGTGGCCTCCCTGGATCCAAGGAAAACCCTGCTATGTATATCCGTGCAGTACATTACCCCTGCCTCATGCCAGAACGTGATGGTGTCTCCTGATACTGCTCAGGTGATCTTTTTGCTTTGATCTATTAACTTCCATTTTAACGATCTGTACCATACCATATAGGAATGGAGAGATCGGAAGAATGTGATCCATGAAGGAGTCGAACCTTCGTTGGGAGATTAGAAATCTCCTGTTCTGTCCACTGAACTAATGAACCGTGATGCCTACCAAAAATGGCTAATAAAAGATAGGCACCCAACTTAACATTATATATCATAACATAACCAAGAGTCTCTTCCCCTGCATCACAAAGATAGCAATTATCATTTCAATATCCAAATATTCTACCACTCCAGTGAGGAAAAAAAATGTCACAGGCTTCACAGCTTATGACATCGTATCAAATAAAACAATTATCAATATAGAGTAACGTATCTACTATTCATCCATCGGAATATACAACCGGATCCTCTTCCCAAGGATGTTGGCATATGACTCCATATAAACCAACTGCCTCCACATGAGATCATTCTCGTCGTCATCTGACTCATGGGAATCTCCACTCCCATTATCTCCCTTGCTCAGATAAAGCTTCAACTTCAATATCCGCTCATCCAAATCCGACTTCTCCTCAACAAGCCTCACTTGCCATGGTTTCATATATCTCATTCTTTAATTATTAAACATAG